TCTAATTCACATCCACTATATACTAGCATATCGCCTACATCAAGCAAGACTTTAGTGCCTTTGGGTGCATTGGGCTTATGTATGTTTTTATACTCGTCTATGACGCTGTCAGCCCCTGTGCCGTCGATAAATATGGGCCAAGGGTCTCCACCAAGATTTAATGTGGTGGATATCTCACAAGAGGGTCTATCCTTATGTCTTTTTAATTCATCACCTTTTTTATATATTCTAGCGTATGAATATGTAGGTATTAGATTAAGTCCTGTCTCTTTAGCCATCACAGGTAACATCTTTACCAACAGTGTTTCCATGGCAAAATCTGCATAATGTGAATATGTATTTGGTATCTGTTGATCTGTCCATGTTCCTAACATTCCTGTATCGTAGGTAATATTGTTTTCATACATAAATCTAACAGCATCTCTTTTTAATAGAAAATAATTAAATACGAAATTAGCCAACTCGTATGATACAGCACCTTTGATTACTTGATATTTATTGAAAGCCATGTTGTATAAAATTAAAACTTACTGATATTCTTATATCATTTGATTGATTAGGTTCAACACAATGCCAGAGATAGAATGGAAACATAATTATTCTACCCTCTTGTGGTTGTAAATGCACCTCTCTCCATAAATGTTTCGGTGGTCTCTCTTTTTTTCGTGTGGGCATATTTAATTGAACTCCAGGTCTTGGATCATTACACACCAGCGCACCAGAATTTTCTAAAGCTTTTATGTAGTATACTCCGCTAAATAAACTATTAGGATGTATATGTGGAGCGTTGTACCCACCTGGTGGATTTATATTAGCCCACATATTTCCTAACACGGGCTCTCTATCTAACCACTCTTCTTTCCATATGTCATTCATCATTACAAACAATTCATTTACCAAAGGTTGAAATACAGGCATCTTGTGCATCTCTGTTGTCGAGTGCCAGCCATTACGATTTGTTTTTTTAACACCAGGATCTCGTTTGGACCACTCAACAATCTCATTTGCAAAAAGTTGATTATTTAATTTTACATCTTTGCCATATATGGTTGTTGGAAAAAACTGTTCTTTAATCATCTAAAAGGTTTACCTCCAAACCAACAAACCAAAGATTGTCTAACACCACGTGTCACTGGTTGCACTCTATGGTTTATAAAAGATGCAAACATAATAGCATGACCTTGTTTTAATTCTCCAAATTTACCTGGTGACATTAGTTCTAAATGACCTCCTTCAAATTCTGATGGATCGTTTAATAAAAGAGTCATTGATATTTTTCTTACCGGTGGTTCATGTTGCATGTTTACATCGCAATCCATATGCCAATCATAAAACCCTCCCTCAGGATATTCTGTAAATTGTGCGTTCTCTGTGACCTGTATGTCTCCAAATCCAAAATGATTCTCATTTGCTTTCTGTATAAAATTATTAAGATCACGATACATGTGTCCCATCTCTTTAAATGGTATCCACGATATCGTTGTGACTCTTTTCTTTGTATCTGTGCCACCACCTGGTTTACCCATACCTACCTGTGCTGTCTGTGGTTTTTGTCTTCTACCACATTCAATAATCTCTCTACACTGATCTGGTGTAAACAATGGTGTCGTTGTTTGCACAATCCAACTCTTCCATTTTGGTTCTGTAATATGTCTATTTTCGTACATTAACTCACTCCTCTATTTTTTATTGGGTTATACTCTACATCCATATTTGCAGCTAATGTTCTTCTATATCCAGGTCCATTAAAAGGATATACGCAGTGTCTCATGTCATATGGAAAGATAAAAAAATCTCTTTCTTTAATATCCGGTTGATAATCTACGTTTGCAAACATGCCTGAAACTGAACCTAATATCTGTAGTCTACCATTCTGTGGTGCGTCTGCTGCAGAATATTCTACACCATAAGAGGGTGGTAATTTTAAAATCATCACACTGGATAAACCTGTAAATAACATTCCTTGATGCACGTGCACTGGATTATATTCGTGCTCAAACATGGTGTTGACCCACACAGAATTTAGATGTGTGTTATATTCTATTACTTTATTCCATTTTAAATAATGTATAAATTTTTGATGAAACCATTGTAATACGTCGTTAGGCAGATGATTATGTCTAGTCATTTTATCTGTATCTTCACCATTATAAAATAGACTGTGTTCTTTCTCAATCTTACCAACCAATTGTTTATTAGCAGGTTTTAATTCAGGATATTTTGTTTCATAAATATGATTGATCGTATTATATACATCAAGAGGCACTTGGTACTTTAATACTGATTGACCTAAAAATACAAAATTAAAATCTGATGTGTTCATATTTCTGTCTAATCCTTTCTGGGATTTTTTCTATATAAGGGTTATATACTTTTCTTATCGGTCCATCAAATAGTTTATGCATGTTGCTACCAACTATTCTATCATCGTAAGATAAACCGTTAACTTTTACCTGATCTAAATCCTTAAATCTGTGTTCAAAATAAAGTTCACCTAAAAACTCATATATTTTTCTAAACTCTTGTTCTGGTTGTTTTACTAGATCATCATATCTAACAAAGTGGCATATATCTGGATAATTAAATGCATTCTTGATTGCGTCTAGATCTTTTGCAACAGCACCTTTGGTATTCATTATCATGCCTAATTTTTCCTCATCGTTTTTTAGATTATATCTATTAGGAAATGCGTCAGGGTTTTCTGTATACCATTGCATGTAGCTCGCCAATACATCCATAAGATCCCTTAATAATACGATACATTTAAAAGGTCGTTTAAAATATTTTTTTATCAGTGCAAAATTAGGAATTGTCGTTACAGGACCACGATCAATAATTATTCTCTGTGGCCAGTCCTTATAATAGGTATCATACACGATATCTAATACGTTATCCAAAGATCTGTGATCTGGATAGTTTTGAAACACATCTGTTTCTTTCAACAAAAATAAATCTTTCATTATCTCTAGTGTGATAGAGTTTGGTGTTGCTGCTACCTCAGGATTTTGGTTCATAACACTTGCAAATAGAGTATTACCTGATCTTGGCATTGCCACTAAAAAGAAAAGTTTTTTATTTGTCTTTGGCTCCGAGGTCACTGGTTAATTGTTCTTTCTTGTTGTAAATCATCTCTCCTGATTTTTTAACTCTTTCTATAGTTTTTAATTGACCTAACACATTAAATATTTCTGGCTGTGAAGAACCGGATGACAATGTTTCTGCCTTGTTTTTCATAATGTGATGATAGGATTCTAACTGATGTCTGTTAACATCTTGAGTATCAAACGTACCATCATCAAATTCTTTTTTTAATGTAGACCAAAGTTTAATCTCTCTCATTCTGTCTCTAGCTACTAATTGCATATTAGCAAGACCATACCTAGCCTCATCAAGATCTATCTTATATTTTTCTAATCTATATTCATCCTGTTCTGTCTCAATCTTTTTCTCTAACCATTTAACTTTGGCCTCTTGTCTTCTACAATCAAAAG